TATTAAGATATGCTGTCTTTGATAATATCGCCTATGCAGATGCATGGAGAATTCTCATGACAAGACAATCTACGATCGACCACAATGGTAACCCAATAGCTTATGCTGTTGGACAACCAATGGGAGCTCGTAGTTCCTGGAGCATGTTCACTTTAACCCACCATCTAGTAGTCCAATACTCAGCTTATAAAGCTGGGTGTTATCCTACTAACCAATACATCTTATTAGGTGACGATATAGTCATCTATGATGATCGGGTTGCAAATCATTATCAAGAGATAATAAGATCCTTAGGAGTTAAAATATCTCCTAGAAAATCTCATATATCAAATGATACATATGAATTTGCGAAACGGTGGTTTAAGAACGGCGCCGAATTCAGCGGAGTTCAGATTAATGCCATATAGTCAACTCGGAAAAATCCAATTGGATTATTCGAAGTGATTAGACAACAAATCTAGCGAGGATACCAAACTGTATCCAGACCAACAGTTAACACTGTCAGTTAGATCAATTCCTTTTTGAAACGTAAACAAAGCCGTAAATACGGTCAATATTTACTGAATCGAATGGAAAGTTACTTGGTGATAAATCGGAACCTTACTGAATTCAATTACGATGAAGTAAGAGAATTCATTGCCAATGCAACTGCAGGTAATGAATATCAAATACCTAGTAGTGAAATAGATCTAAAGAATGAATTCCTTAGAGTTGTCAATACTGTGTATTGTTACCAACTTACAATGCTCCACCATCAAATCGCTGTTTATCCTTCTAAATCATGTGAAGAAGTTCAAATGAAATTCTTCGATTTAGAAACAGATCATAAGCTTGTATGTGAACATCCTTTACTAGTCTCATTAGAGAACAAGTTTAAGGATATATCACCTGCAAAGATTATGGACAATGATTGGAAGGATGGGATATTGAAGGATAAAATCATTTCTTAGGCTTTATTTGACCTAGATCTGATTCGTAAAACTTCAAGAACCCATGAGGCGAATATCTTGTATGTAGCAAAATTTGCTAGTAATCTTTACATTCAATTTAAGGATTACCCTGATCAGAACCCTCACCCAAGTTCTTGGGGTTAGGCTGCCCTAGGTGTTATGAACACCAGGAGGGCATTCAGAGATACCTCTCAAAGAGAAGGCGATCTATGATCCATCATCATTGATGTCACAGAAGCGATTGGATTGAGGCATTAAACATATTACTTTCAAGTTATTTGATTGTTTAATCAAACAGCCATATAATAATATGAATAATGATCCCGAATTTTAATAACGTAAAGAATTATGTCGTGTAAAAGGCATAAGTTATTAGAAGCTTGGATGCATCTAACAAATGTATACCCTACGATCATTAATCCTCTATATTATGCAACTATTTGCTCTTAAACACCGTTAGGGGTAATCCCTATTAATGCCAAGAGGTCCATAGCGGTCGAGAATAAAACCTCAGGAACTAATCGAACCTGTTGTACCATCAGATGATCACCCTTATCAGGGGTGGCGGACTACGTTGATGGGACGTGCCGGTAGAAATACCGAGCTATGCATGGGAATAACCCATGC